TATCAGAGTTGGTTATTGTCTTCCCTGACAGCAAATAAAGATTTGGGTGCGATGTAATTTCGATATAGTGAGACTTGTACCACTCACCATCAGAAGGTCTTAGTAGATAATCCCCTGGTATAAAGACCTCAATATCTTCATTGAATAGTATTCTGAAGAGAAGCTCTATAGATCTTTTAGATCCTTTGGTTCTATACAGCTCAAGTATATGCTTAAGCAGTAATCTATTATCAGTTGCAATGTCCTTTGGTATAGCGGACATATATGTCTTTTTAAAATATTCAATGAACTCAGCTTCAGTTTTGTCTATATCAGAATACTCTAACAGAGACCTTGATCTATTCAAGGCCTTACCGGTGGACTCTAACCACTCATAGTATGCTCTGACAAATGCTACAAAATTCTTTCCATCAGCTCTATAAAAAGCAGGAAATTGTTGAGTTATGAAAGGTGAGATGTTCTTTTCTAATGTAGTCATGCCAATTAGGCCTTTCTCACTTTGACCGATATCCCTCTTGCAGTGTCTATAGTTATGATATCATTCAGTGCTGCACTGACATCTGACATAACCGGCTTTACAATCACTTCAAGTCCTAAAGAATCACCAAAGCTTGTTATTGTTACTGGATCCATAGTGACGATACCGGCCATATAATCTACGGTACCTGCCTTATTGTACGTAGCTGCTGTAGGGCTGGTTACATCGACCAAATATAAATCAGTCGATGTATTTGTCACGACGGTCTTTTCACCATCAAACTTTACATCAAGTGTATCATTATTTGGATTAAAGTCAACATATTGATAAATTCTGCCAACTGATGTAAACTTACTAGTTGTTATTGATCCGGGAACAATTGAGTTTCTAAATTCGAACAGTGGGTATGACTTCTTATTAAGTTCCGGCTGATAGAGCTTTCTGAGAGTAAGCTCAGTTTGATTTGTAACAATAGATGTATCCGCATCATTAATAGCAGTCTCAAGTCTGGAAAGACTAAGCTCTGAATTAAATTCAGACAATTGATTGGTATTGAAATTTTGTATGGCTACTTTTACAGCGGATTCAATATCCGAAGCTGACAAATTTGTAATATTAGCTTCATATTTTACGGTTGTATACACATTGACATATAGATAATTCGGATCAATAACCTTAGGTGTTACACCAAGTGCGGTTCGAACTTTCAAATATTGTTCTATGTCTATCTTTTCTACGTCCGATAGTAAGTTACCGGTAAATGTGGTAGGTACAATATAAACCGTACCATATCTTGGATAATCCGTTACTTGCTCACCACCATATACGTATACACTTTTTACAGTCTGAAACTCTTGTGTAATTAAAGTTTTAAAATCATTTATGGTTATTGCTCTATCTTGTGTCTGATATGCTCGAGGCGCTCGATATCTTATTTCTTCAATTGTTTCGGCTTCTGCTCCACTGTATCCTGTTTCAACTACAGTTATGGTTGGAGTTATACTTGAGCCGTAACCATTAACAGCACCTAGATTGTCTGACAAAGAAAAGTTAGTGGCTTTATTGCCGTTTGGTCCTGCTGTTACTCTATATGTTATTGCTATAGTGCTACTATCCGTAGGTCTAGAACCAAATGTCCCATCACCAAATACAATCTCGTATGTCTGATCTTCAGATGCTTGCACAAAGTAAGACTTGCTTGTAGAATCTAGCCCGATTAAGCTATTAGCCTTACTATACGTAGTCGGTACAACTGCGTTCGATTCAGTTACCGATACTTCAATGGAATCTGTATCTATAGATGCATTTGACAATATAAATCTTTGATTCTCTACGGCATAGTTCATGATGAAAGCATCAGTTGTTTGAGTGCCTTCATATACCGTAACATCATTAGCAGTAAATTTTCCGGCCGATGGATATAGCACTAGTGATTCAATAGTGACAAACTGAAATGTGCCTACAGAGTTCTTTCCTGAAAACCGAGTACCCTTAGGAATAGTAAATACTGTGAGGCCTGATTGTGGAAACTGTAAGTTCAACCTAGCCCTAGCAGACTTAGCCGATCTGGGTGTATAATTCAGTGACTTAGCTATAGATATAACAGAGTTCCGAAGCTGTGCGGAATCCAAGAACATCTCAGATGCTACCATGTTTAAGTAGAATACATTGAGATGTGTATTGTAAGTCAAGATGTCCAGAAGTACAGACATATTGGAACCGTCAAAGTCATAGTCAGAAAACTGAGCTTGACCGTTCAGGTATGTCTTTAACTGAGCCTTGAGGGTGTCAAAGTCCAGATTGACTAGACTTATGGAGTTATTGGCCATTATCGTACTCTTCTTAAGATGACATCAAGGCTTTGGGGTTGCATATTATTTATGATTGAAAACACGATGTTTACTGATATAGTATTGGTATCACTAGTTGGTATAACAGTCACGTTTATCAAATACACTCTAGGTTCGTTGGATTGAATTGTGGTTCTAATGCTTGTTTCTATATCGTCCGTTAAGAACCCATCATTAGGTTCAAATAATGATCTATTTACACTTGACCCTATATTCGGCTGAAAAGGTCTTTCACCGTAATTTGTAAGGACTAAGTTCTTGATCGACTGTTTTATTGACTGATCGTTCTTAAGCCGAACCAAATCTTTTGAGATAGGATGTGGTGTTAGATCACTCAAGAAGTCTCCGAATATGTCGGGAATTTTATCAAGCTGTGTATATCTATCTGCTCTGGTGCTCATTGGTAAGTTCCTATCCGCAAGTTACGTTCGGTGAGCCTTGAATTGCTAAATCACCACCGCTGTCAGCATCACCCACTCTACACACCTTCTTTCCATTGACAAATACTGTGGCCGATCCTGTAATCATTAAATCTCCGTCTGTTACTGGAGAATCAACTGTTATAACATTTAGTGAGTTTACAAATACGTCGGTTGTCAATGCTTGCATATCTGCCATGGTTACCGATACTTTATCTCCATTTCTACTTACAGCAGGCATTAGTCATTCAACCTTATCTGGGTACCCTTGACAAATACCTGCCCGGCAGATGTAATTGTTATAGGACCTGCTGTAGTGGTAATTGTTACACTATCAGTAGCATTGATAGTCATGTTCTTACATGCTACTCTGAAGTCACCTTCCAAGTTGAACTCTATATTCTTTCCTGTAAGTGACCAATCATCACTCAAGATCTCTGCTTTTGTTCCACCGTAGTTGATGACGGTTTCCCCGCCGATTGATTCATATTTGTTATTTGTTAAACCTAAGATATAGTCACCGTTTACTGATTCAATTCTGTCTTTCTCGGTATGTACTTGTCTTACACCACCTACACCATCTATCAAATCACCACCAACACCTGTAGTCTTGTCTAGAGCTACAGCCTCAAGTGATGACTTATCCACATTGAAACAATATGTACCACCGATCTTTATGTCAGCATGAGAATCAATTGTCTGAGAGAATGTATCCTTGAAGTAATTGTAGACCTTTTCTACTACAGTATGTACCCAGCGGCCGGTCTTCTCTATTTCTACATACGTACCAGTTGTATGAGCAACTTTCAGACTTTCATTATCGGGAGCATCATTGATATGAAACTCATGACCACTTCTAGTGACGGTTGCTTGGTTATATGGATACTCAGTTGCAAACGTTGATTCTGGGTGTCTACGGTTAGTTGGATCTGTTGTTCCTGACATATTATAAACTCCTGAACGCGTTTTCCATTTGCGCCCTTCTCACTGCCAATAGAGATTGGGCTTGTGTAAATCTATCTACTGATCTTTGTATTGCTTGAGTATTAGGAAGCACTGAGATTGATAGTCTAGCATTGAACAAACCGGTTACAGAAGAATATATTCTAGGAGCTAGAACTGCAGTTGCAGCAAGGATCTGAAGTGGATTTCCACCTCCAATGACTCGGGTTAGAGCAGATATTTGACCTATACCGGTTGCTCTAACTAAAGTATCTTGTAAACTTGATGTATTCAATCGTCCTGTGGTTATTAATCCATACAGACTGGCTTGAGTTGCTCTACTTACATCATAGCTACTATGTTGAGTTGCTGATGTGTAGTTAGGTTGGCCGTTCCTAAGAGTAAACACCGGATCTCTAGTACCCGATGCATCTGTCCATCTTATATATCCAGGATATGGATCACTATCATATGAGTAATAGTTTTGCGTATAGCCTGCAGGTGCATCGACTACCAACGATATAGGCTTGAACAATACAGTCGGTGCTCTAGAAAGTATCTCTTGCTTAGCATAACCTAGTCTATTTCTGATTGTTTGTACAGAGTCAGCACCGCGAGAAATAGCAGTCTGGATATTTGCAACTGATCTTGCAAGAGCCTGTGTACCGGTCGCCATTGAATTCAATGCCGCTGGAGCGGCGCAGATTCCACCGGTCAAGATTGCATCAAGAGCTGCCTTGAAGTTGGCCAATGCAGCTGCAGCTAAACTGATAGCTCTGAGTACCGCATTGATACCAAGAAGTTCCATAAGATCAAGTAGTACTCTTATAAGAGCGTCTACTATCATATTGATAAATCCTGCAGCAATAGATCCCAAGTCGATTGTGAGGCTTATTGTTGTTGCAGCAGGAACAAAACACTTGAGGGACGATATCGTACCATTTGGATCTACTTGCTTTATTATGGATAAAACATCTGACTCATTAGCACTTGCTGATGCGGTGGTTGCTGCATTTGCAAACTGCATCCCATTCTCAACTTCAGTTGTAATAACAGCACCGGTATTTGCAGTTACAATGTCAATATTAAGTGTGCCTGAATCTATTGAATTGATTGTCAGTCTGTCTGCATTAAGACTTGTGTAAGCATTAAAAACACTGTTTTGTGTAGCACCAGGAATACTACCTGCAGCTGTATTTATTGCAGGTGCACCACCTTCAGTCTGGCCCGAGATTGGAATTCCAGCTCTACCGACCGACCCCATAACAATAGGGTATTGTTGATCACGGTCGAGCCAATATCCCATAACACGAGAACCGACTACAAGTCCTACAGGTGCGGTACCAATTCGACCTCTAGCGGCAGAAGTAACCGGTTGAATTACTTGTGCCCATGGTAGATCTGAATCTGGTATGTTAACAGTATCATCATGGCGCCCAAGTACTCGGAGCTGCACCCTACCAGATTGGTGAGGGTCCATCACGTTAGTTACAGTGCCGATCCAGATGCTTACATTAGATCCAAAGTTTGTTTCAGTCATCAGAAAGAATCCTCATAACGACCCTTAACTCCTTCTACAACACACGTGTATCTAGGCCTATCCGAAGCCAATCCTATCTTGTGATGCAGTCGTGTAATGAGTACTTTACCAGAAATAAGTGGATCTTCAGCAGTTTGGCCAGTAAATGAACTTCTGTTGGGTAACTCACAGTTGATTGTGACACCTGCAGTTAGTACTGTATCACCTATAACTCTAATCTTGATCGAGTTCTGCATCATAAGAGCAATCAATGCTTGAGTATCGGGTGTTGATTCGGGAATAAATGTTTCAGGTCTTTGTGATATATCAACTGGAATCATCGATTGTTGTGGTAAGTCGGATCGGAAGTACTTATTTCTGAATGCCGTTGAATTCATAGTACCTGAACCACCAACTGCAGTAAAGGCCGAATCGTTTGTGTCTATATTTTGTGCTTGATAGTCCCACGTAGTAAAATTAAATGTGGAGACTCTTCGTGGACCGCCGTATGTTATTCTGTCTATAGAGCTGAACTGATTTGGAACTTTGAATGCTATAATGTTGTCATCGCCTCTAGCATAGATTGTAGTATTAATAGCATCCGACATCTGAAAGTCTTTAATAGGATCTGATGCAAATAGCTTCTCTATGGTTACAAAGTTAAATGTTTGCTCTTCATTCTTTCTGTTCTCAAAGTATACATAAAATGAAGATCTTTGCTCAGCAGACACAGATCTTTTCTTGATCAAGTTTATTGCTTCATATGGATTCCTATTTGGAATCAGAATCTTTTGGGATGCTTTAGTATTTTCCAATTCTAAAGGCTTGGAACTTTTTAGATAGTTGGTGTGGATATCCTGGACCATCTCTGAACAAAGTTGATTATAGCTCTTCTGAACAAAGTTGGTCTTTGCATACATGGCTTCTTCAGATACACACTTTAGTGTATATGACTTACCCTTTTGGGATCCAACATTTTCCAATTCGGATAGCTCGTGTAGAGCAAATTGATATTGAGCTCTTTGAGAGCCCATCACATAGATCTCAAATACAACCGTTTCATCACCGACTAGTGTGACTTGTCCAAGCAGATCATTCATGTCGATCACTTGGATGTCACACACCATTCCAGGAGTAAATATGCTTTCGTATATTGAAGCGCCGTTGAACGAAGATGCCAGATCTATAGTTCCTCGATCTGAAGATATAGTCAAGTTGACTACTTCAACATCACCCGGTCTGTAATTATTTCTTGTCATATTATTTCAATAGATCTTTCAACTGTCTAGCTACCTTAGGCGCAAATTGACTCTTAAGTACTGTGATAGACTTATTTTGTTCGTTCACCGAATTTTCATGATCATAGTATGTTACAGGACTCCAATAAGATGA